TAATGATCATATTCAGTTCCAGCAGGAACTGGTTTTGCGCCAATAGAAGATACTCCAACTAATGGATCTCCAAGATCTGGTTCTGCTTGTTCTAATCCAAGAAACTCATAACGATCTGAAGTAATTCCAGTTTGGTCAAACTTTTTAACTCTGCCTGAATTATATTTCATAATTTATATTATTGCTTTGCAGTTTCTAAAACACTGAGAATAAGGTTTAAAACCCCATTAGTATTAGATTGAATTTTAATAACATCATTAGTTTCCAAAGCCAATCTTCCATCAGAAACTAGATTAACTGAATCATTTGGTGGTACATATACTGAATTTGCAAATATATAATCGTTTGGAGATTCACTTGTTCTTGAATGTATTGCAGTTACAGTATAGGTGCTTTTAGCAGCACCTGATGATACATTTGCCACTTGTGATAAAATTACAATAGATGATACGCCAATGGGGCAAGTATATATTCCAACATTATTTGTTGTAATACCAACTCTAATTGTTCGGAATTTATTAAGTGCAATTGCTGCCATGTTTCTAACTTAATGCAATAATTAGAGGGGTTACTGTATTTAACAGACTTTGACTGAATGATCTTCCAGTAATTGTTCCAGTTAATTGATTAATCACAACGCCATCGCCAATTTGGAAGTTTCCTGCCTGATTTGTGCTCGTATATACAACTTGTCCACCATTACGCTTATCAACTTCATTTGCCTGAATTGTGACACCACCTAAAGCAGGTTTTGCTGTATTAATATTTGTTCCAGATCCAACCCACTCTAATGAAATTGAAGTTGCAATTTGTAAACTCAATCTTGAGAAATAAACTGTTGTCCCAGCACCTACTGTATTATTTAGATTTTGAGTCAGAACCAATGTTGAAGTTCCATTAACTGGTAATGTTGCCGTTGTAATAGTATAATAAAGAGGATACAAAACTGCTTCTGCAGTTGCATTTACTCCAGATCCTCCAGGAAAATCAGTAATTGTAACGCTTGGGGAATTTAAGTATTGACTTCCATTACTGATTACGTCTATTGAAGTTATAACACCATTTTCATCAACGTTGGCAGAAGCTTCTGCACGAATTCCGCTAGGACCTTCTGGGAATCCAATTGTTACGTTTGGTGGATTTGTGGGATTGTAACCATTTCCACCATTTGTAACTTTAATAGCATTGACTTGATAGTACAATTCGCCAAAATAAATTGCCTGACCGTCATAAGGTCTTTGTGTCCCCAATCCAGAAATTGTAACAGTATCAGTTTCAATTTCTGCAGTTCCTACGGTTTCTCCAGTGTAACGATAAATTGATTTTGAAGTATAATCACCAACTCCATCGGAAACAAGACCATAATTACCAAACGAACAGTTTGAGTTTGTAATATCACACTGACCACCAGATTTTGTAAAGATTCCAATATCGTCGCAAATTGTAAAGATAGAAACCAATTGTGTATATGCACCATTTGTGATAGAAACACCAATACCATTTTGATTATATTGAGTATAAGAATCAACACTCATGGTTCCAGTTACACCAATATCTTCTTTATCACCAGGCTCTGCCGCAAATCCATCCACTTTCATTCCGATACTATCACCAATAAAGTTAGTGCAGTTTCTTACATAAGGACCTTGAGTAATTGGACCAACTCCTTTGGAGTATGGTGGGATTACAATTCCACCAACAACATAAGTATGACCTATTCCAGTTTTACCAACATTTACTGTAAATGTATTTCTTTCATTAGTTGTAGAAAGAACCTCAAATGCATATCCATTATTTCCAGATGGGAATAATGTAGTTGTAGCTGCTCCACTAGAACATGCAAATTCAAGATCCCGTAATGTTACGATATCACCAGTTCTTACTGAAATGCCAGGAGCAGTAATTGTAACAATACCAGTATTATTGTCATATTTTGCTTCAGTAACTTCTAATGAACGATTAACTACATAACCACCAGAAACATAACTATGGGGAATAGTTGAAATTCCAGTATAAACATCAAAAGAGTCGTCTGAATTAATTTTAGTTACATAAAATTCATATCCATAATATCCAGATGGGAATAATTGAGTTGAAACAGGTCCTCCAGAGGAGCATGAGAACTTAAGGTTTCTAACCTCAATTAAATCTCCAACCTTGACTAACAATCCTGGTGCTTTGATAGTAGTTTTTCCTGAAGTTTCTTCATAAAGAGCACTCGTAACACCGACAATAGAATCAAACCCTTTTCCTCTATTTCCTGGATATGTGGTATTAAATCCAACATATGAGAATGCAGTTGATCCTATTCCTATAATTGAAGTAACAATTCCAACACAAACTTTCATCGCTGAAGTTACGTCAGCACATGAATTAATTACATTATTAAATCCAGTTGCAGGATCAACTTGCATCGCAAGGTCTTTAATTTGAGTGAATTCATTCTGGAAATTGGTATATTTTTGAACTGTTCCACCAGAAACATAGGTGTGTGGAAGAACAGTTTTTCCACCAACAAACTCAAATGTATTTGGTCCAACTACCGATTTAACTGGGAAAATATAATTAAAAGTTCCATCTGGGAAAGTTGTGGTTGTATAGTTAGAAGTTAAAGTACCTCCATACATGTAACGATGATCTAATGTAGAAGTTCCTACATTTACCTTAACTTTATTTGAAACATAAAGTGCTGGGTAAGATCCTAGATTACCTGCAGATATAACTGTGGTTAGTATTGAAATTAAATTATCAATATTTGTTTTAACATCGGCGCAAGAATTTTCACTAGTATTAGATCCTGTAGCAGGATCTGCACTTATTGTTAAATCCTTAACATTTAGTTGATTTGTAATTGCTTTCTTAGCATAATCACGAACCGCATTAAATGCAGTTACACTTTGCGTTTCTTCACCAACTAAACCATTAGAAATTGGTGCTCCATTCTTATTAAAATATGCTCTAGTTGCTTCACGAATGTGCTTATTAGTTCCATACTTAACATCCTTAACCAAAGCATCAACAATATATCCAATATCTCTACGACACTTATTTTCACCAGAAACAAATATTCCTGGATTGTTTCTAATTGTATTAAGAGAAGTTAGTGAACCAGCAGAAACAACAGTTGTAATTAGAGAAGTTAAAGTGTCTAATGCACTTTGGACATTTGCACAAGATGATGATGAAGTATTAGATCCAGTTACAGGATCTGCAGTTAGTGTTAGATCTTTTGTGGTAAGTTGATTTGTAATTGCCTGCTTCATCAGGTTTCTTGCCTGATTAAAAGCATAAACAGATTCTGTTTCTTCACCAACTAAACCATTAGAAATTGGTGCTCCATTATTGAAATATTGTCTTACAAATGCAATAGAATAAGAATTTCCACCAGTAAATATGTCTGTAGAAACCGCATCAATAAAATATCCAAGATCTCTCTTACATTTGGTTTGCGTTCCGGAAATTCCAGGATATTGTGCAACTGTTGCCGACCAAGCACTGTTGACAATTTCTGTTCTGTTTTGTTGAATTAATCTGTAAGAATCTTTAAATCTTGAGAATCTTGTGGTTTGAACGTCATTTGGATAGTAGAAATCTGGATGTGAAATTGCAATTGCAGCAAGAGACTTATCAATAATTTCCGTTCTATTCTTTTGAATTAAGTTAGCAGCATCTATGTAACGGTTATCTGCAGTTGCAATTATGGTAAATTCATATCCAAGATTTCCTGATGGATAGTATGCAGTAGAAGGACCACCACCACTATCACATTCCCAAACAAGATTTTCTAACTTAATTTTTTTACCAGGTTCAATATATAAATGTGCTCCAGCAGTTGTTCCTAAACCAACCGCAGTTACTGTGGCAATACCAGTTGTACGATCATAAGATGCTGTTGAGATACCGAAAATAGGAGTATAGAGTTTTGATACTTCTCCACCATATTGGTAAATGTGATCTAAAGTGGATTTTCCTACATTAACAACAAATGTTTTTGTATCAAGTATATCTTGAACTGTAAATTCATATCCATAATTACCTGATGGATAAATTGCAGTTGATGGACCACCACCACTATTACATTCAAATACGAGATTCTGAAGTTTTACTCTATCTCCAGATGTAATTTTTAATGCTGTTGAAGTTTCTATAGTTGAAATTCCAGTTAATCTATCGTAAGAAGCAGTTACAACACCAACAGGGAATCCAGAAGATCCTGGAGTGCATGAATAAGTTAATCCTTGAACTTTTACTGGATCTTTTGTACTTAATCCATGATTAATTGCTGTTACTGTAGTAATACCAGTATTGGCATCATAAACAGCATTCACAACTGTTGTTCCTAATCCTACTGGATATCCACCCCAAGAACAATTATTGATAACTGCTCTTGCAACATTGAATGAATAATCTAGAGTTGCTATAGTTTGCTTAACTTCTTCTGGATTTTTTAGAATTCCCGATTTTAAACTCCAATCATTATTATAATATGCTTTACCAGCATCAATAGATCTAGAGTTTCCACCTCTAGTAATATCATGTATAATGCACTTCCAAATATCCGATACATCATCTGCACAATCATTACTTTCTAAATTAACACCATATCTAACAGCAGGTGCATTTGATGTTGTTCCTGCACCAATCATATTAGTTACAATACCAACTAATTGTTTGATTGTTGTACCTACACCTACACATCCACCATTTACTTGAATAACGGAAAGATCCTTAACTTGAGAAACGCTATTTCCAATACCTTGATATGATATTGGTGGTGTTGTGTTATTAATCACATGAGTTGCAATTCCAGCAGCATAATCAAGTGCTGCGATTGTCGCTTCCGAAACACCAACACCTGTAATATGAATTAAACCACCAGAACTATTAAAATATGAATATCCAGCACCAATTGATTTACGATTACTATTTGCTTTTAAATCATAAGAAATTGCTTGCATAATACTAACAACATCTTCTTTACAATTAGTGTAACTACTAATTCCAAGAGTAAAATTATATCCAGATGGTGATGTTAAGAAACCAACTGCTTCTGCTGAAATATAATTTAAGTTCTTATCAATTAATCTTGCGGCATCTTGTTCCCTATGACTTCCAGCAAATCCACTAAATCCACTGGTTAAGAACCCAACAGACTCTTTTGCAATATATCTTAAGTTAAATCGAATCATTCTTGCAGCATCAAAGAATCTATCAGTAGCAACACCAAGTAAGGGTTGAAGAGCAACAACAGCAGCTCCATTTTTCATTGCTGGACCAATAAAACTTGCATCTGTAATATGACATCCATTATTTACATGGAACATATCTTGATTTAAGTTTTTCGGTGTAATTACACAGTTTCTAAGTTCTGTTCCTTCAACAGAAACCGTTTTGGCAAGAATAATCGGGTTGTCTTCAATATAAGTTCCTGGGAATACTTTAATAGTGTCTCCAAATACTGCAACAGATGCGGCCGATTTAATTGTTTTCTTTGGATAATTTTCTGCAAGGCCAGTATTATCATCATTACCGTTCATAGAAACATAAATCGTCCTTCCAACTGGTTTGTAAGATTGAATTTTAACCTTTCCTTTTCCAGGAATTTGTGATTCAAAAATGTCAATTCCAATTCCAGGAACAATTTGAGTTACAATTCCTACTAATGTTTCTCCATTACCATAATAATTTGTAGCAGTTGCAGTTCCAACAACCGTCAAAGTATTAGTAATTGCACTTGTTCCAATACCAATACTTCCGGATGAAGGGTTGAATACTAATTTTTCAGAAGAAACAAATACTGTTGAAATGGATCCTGATTTTTCTGTTGAAAAACCTATGTAAGAAACAAAATTGTCTTCAGTATCTTTTAATTCTATAGAAACTGAAGAACCCTGAATCCCTTGCATTCCTTGAACACCTTGGGATGCTTGAACACCTTGGGTTCCTTGTGTCCCCTGAGATCCTTGAAGACCTCTAGTTCCTTGTGTTCCCTGAGTGCCTTGTGTTCCCTGGACGCCAGTTCCTTGCAATCCTTGGAATCCTTGTGTTCCTTGGATACCCTGATTACCTTGAACACCTTGAGTTCCTGTTCCCTGAAGACCCTGAAGACCTTGGAATCCTTGTGTTCCTTGAATACCCTGTCTTCCTTGAGAACCTTGAGTTCCTTGTGTTGCTTGAACACCTTGATTACCTTGAGTTCCTTGGAAATTACTTATAGGGCCTTGAATACCCTGTCTTCCTTGAGCACCTTGAGTTCCTTGAGCACCTTGAGTTCCTTGAGTACCTTGTGTTGCTTGTGTTCCTTGTGTTGCTTGAACACCTTGAACACCTTGATCACCTTGAAGACCTTGTGTTCCTTGGAAGTTACTTATTTGCCCCTGGAGACCTTGGAGACCTTGGAGACCTTGGAATCCTTGTGTTCCTTGAGTTCCTTGAGTTCCTTGATTACCTTGAGTTCCTTGGAAATTACTTAGAGATCCTTGAAGTCCTTGATTACCTTGTGTTGCCTGAACACCTTGAGTTCCCTGAAGACCTTGATTACCTTGGAATCCTTGTGTTCCTTGAATACCCTGTCTTCCTTGAGAACCTTGTGTACCTTGAGTACCTTGAGTTCCTTGAGTTCCTTGAGTACCTTGTGTGCCTTGAGTTCCTTGTGTTGCTTGAACACCTTGATTTCCTTGAGTACCTTGGAAATTACTTATAGGACCTTGAACACCTTGAATACCTTGAACACCTTGAGTACCTTGGAAATTACTTAGAGATCCTTGAAGTCCTTGATGACCCTGATTACCTTGAGCACCTTGGACTCCCTGATTACCTTGAGTCCCTTGGAAATTACTTATAGGACCTTGAACACCTTGAGTACCCTGAACACCTTGAGTACCTTGAGTTCCTTGAACACCTTGATTACCTTGAGTCCCTTGGAAATTACTTATAGGACCCTGAACACCTTGAGTACCCTGAACACCTTGATTTCCTTGAATTCCTTGATTGCCTTGTGTTCCTTGGGTTCCTTGGAAATTACTTATTGTTCCTTGAACACCTTGATCACCCTGAACACCTTGGAAACCTTGTGATCCCTGGTGTCCAACACCTTGAACACCTTGAGATCCTTGCGTTCCTTGGAATCCTTGTGTTCCTTGAACACCTTGATTACTTAAACCCTGAACACCTTGTGTTCCTTGGGATCCTTGGAATCCCTGTGTTCCCTGAATGCCTTGATTTCCTTGAGTTCCCTGAACACCCTGAACACCTTGATCACCTTGAAGACCTTGAACACCCTGGTTACTTAAACCTTGGACACCTTGAGTTCCTTGAGTTCCTTGATTTCCTTGTACTCCAGTTCCCTGCAATCCCTGCAATCCTTGGAATCCTTGTGTTCCTTGAATACCCTGTCTTCCTTGCGAACCTTGTGTACCTTGAGTTCCTTGAGTTCCTTGAGTTCCTTGTGTTCCTTGAATACCTTGTGTTCCTTGAATACCTTGAACACCCTGATTACCAGTTCTAGAAAATGTAAAACCAATTATTTCATTATTTGTTGGTGCTAGTCCACTAACCAACTCAACTGAAACAGTAGCAAAATTAATACCTGAACTAACTGATAAAACTCTTAAAATTATTGTTCTTTGAACTAATGAAATAGCAGTAGAAGTTTGAAGTATGAGATACCCCTTAAAAGTATCAGAAGAATCATCCCAAGTATCGTACCAATCAGAATTGTCATTTCCAAAAATATCTTCATTATCTATCCATAAAGTGGATAATCCTTCACTTAATGGATTCGCATTAAATCTAAATTTTCCGGTATTTAAAGTAGTTGAAGTAGGAGTGGATGTTAAAGAATCGTATTGATAAGATACTCCTCCACGACTACCAGTTAGACCTTGAATACCTTGATTACCTTGGACTCCCTGATTACCTTGGGTTCCTTGGACTCCCTGTCTACCCTGCGTTCCTTGAGTTCCTTGTGTTGCTTGAACACCTTGATTACCTTGAGTTCCTTGGAATCCTTGTGTTCCTTGCCTACCTTGAGTACCTTGTGTTGCTTGAACACCTTGATTACCTTGAGTTCCTTGGAATCCTTGTGTTCCTTGTCTACCCTGTGCCCCTTGAGAACCTTGGAATCCCTGAGATCCTCTAACTCCTTGGAAATTACTTATAGGACCTTGAGTACCTTGGACTCCCTGATTACCTTGTGTACCTTGAGTTCCTTGAGTACCTTGAGTTCCTTGAGTTCCTTGAGTTCCTTGAGTTCCTTGAGTTCCTTGAACACCCTGATTACCTTGAGTTCCTTGGAAATTACTTAGAGATCCCTGAAGACCTTGAAACCCTTGAGTACCTTGTCTTCCTTGAGATCCTTGTGATCCTTGTGATCCTTGTGATCCTTGAGCACCTTGATTACTTAATCCCTGAACACCTTGGGATCCTTGGGATCCTTGGGATCCTTGAGTTCCTTGGAAATTGCTTAGAGATCCCTGAAGACCTTGAGAGCCTTGAGAACCTTGAGTTCCCTGCGATCCTTGTGATCCTTGAATACCTTGTCTTCCTTGTGAACCTTGAACACCTTGATTACTTAATCCTTGAACACCTTGAGTTCCTTGAGTTCCTTGATTACCTTGAGTTCCTTGGAAATTACTTAGAGATCCTTGAAGTCCTTGATTACCTTGTGTTGCCTGGACACCTTGGGTTCCTTGAATACCTTGCCTTCCTTGTGAACCTTGAACACCTTGATTGCCTTGAACACCTTGTCTTCCTTGTATTCCTTGAGTTCCTTGAATAGACTCTCCTTGAAGTCCTTGTGTACCTTGAAAATTACTTATTGGGCCTTGAACACCCTGCAAACCCTGAGCACCTTGAAATCCTGGTATTCCCTGAACACCCTGTCTTCCTTGGATACCTTGTCTTCCTTGAGTTCCTTGGAAATTACTTATAGGACCTTGTGTACCTTGAAAATTACTTAATGTTCCTTGAATACCTTGATTACTTAATCCCTGAGAACCTTGAGATCCTTGAGAACCTTGATTTCCCTGCGTTCCTTGCGTTCCTTGCGTTCCTTGAAATCCTACAGTACCTTGAGCACCTTGACCAACATAAAGTCCCGATAGACCTTGATTTCCTTGAGTTCCTTGGAAATTACTTATAGATCCTTGAACGCCTTGTCTACCTTGAGTTCCTTGAGATCCTTGAGATCCTTGAGATCCTTGAAGTCCTTGAATGCCTATAGAACCTTGTGTACCCTGATTTCCTTGAATTCCTATAGATCCTTGAGTTCCTTGAAATCCAATTTGCCCCTGAAGTCCTTGATTTCCCTGAGTTCCTTGGAAATTACTTATAGGACCTTGAGTTCCTTGGAAATTACTTATTTGTCCTTGGAGACCCTGAGTTCCTTGAGTAGAACCTATATAGGGCAATCCTGCCCAAGGAGTAGTGCCATTGCCAATTTTTAATCTACTAGTATCAACTTCAAGACCAACTTCACCTTCTAATAAAACTGGATTTTCGGCATTCCACTCAGATTGATTAGCATATTTTAATATAATATGCCCACCACTAAGTATACCATTTGAGATAGAAATTCCCGAACCTACCCCACCACCACCTAATTGGCCAGTAACTATTAAATTTTCAACCTCAAGATCTGTTATATCTTCAGGTGGTCTATCTGCGTAGTAAATTTTAATTTTTGTCATTTTTTATGACCTGTTGTCGTAGTCCCAACCAGCAATTGAATATTCCGAATTGTCACCTGGATAATCTTTAGGAGTGTTTCCTTCATATTCAACAATTAATTTTTCACCTAAACGATCAGCCCAGATTTGATAAAAACAATCTATAGATGTCCCATTTCCAGATTTAACAACTATTTGTTTACCCCATTGTATTTTTTCAACAAATAAATCTTGACTATGCCCAATTTGTGTTAAATTTACACTAATAGTTTCTAAATCAACAAGACCATCCCAATAATCTGGAAGTTCAATAATATTACTATTTACCAATCTTCCGCGAACATAAACTGCAGATTCTGGTCCTTCTACACAAATATGTCGTAAACGATGATTAGGTTTATTTGGGTGAGGAATATCAAATCCTTTTTTGGAATTCACTACTGTTTGTAGGTTTCCTAGACCATCAACCATAACGACTCCTTTCAATCTAGTAACTGCACTATCAACAATTGTTACTGGAGAAACAATTTTATTGGCAGTTCCTGCGGTAAAAGTATTTTTACCTCCACTATTAATTGAAAGAGTTGCACCTTTAAAAGAAGTTACTGGTGAAGTGCAAAAAAATCCACTTCCTTTAATTTTACAATAACCATTAACAACTAATCCTCCAGTTTGAGTATGTAATCCTTTAAAGTTAGTAAATCCTTTACTTTCTATGGTAACAGGATTTGTTATATTAGGACCAACTGTTAATGCTGCTCCATCTATTCCAGATGCTGATCCAATGTAACATTCGTATATATTTGCTACTCCGCTTTTAAAAAAATTCGTTGGAATGTTTACGGCAGCACCGAATGTTCCACTCAAACATTCCAACATACCAAAAGCGTTACTATCTGCGTAATGTGTCATAATGGAGCTCCAGTTTTACCACAAGATTTTGTTAATCCTTCAATTAAATTTCCCCAATTTCCTGCAAGAAGATTCTTTATAGTAGATAATGCACTAACAGGACCAAAATATTTTATATCACCAGACATATTAATAAAATTTCCACTGATTACATTTACACCAGAAGTTCCGTTAATACATATTCTTGACCCAGCAAGTCTAACTTCTTCGGATGATGCAAAAATAATATGCCCGTTTGATCCTACTAAAAAATTTCCTTCACCTTTTTCACCCATAGATTCAATGTGTATATTTTTTGCTTTTAATGATATAGTTCCTCTCTCTGCAGATATAATAATATCCCCATTCTTTGCTACAATTGATCTTGCAATTGCTTCTTTTTCATCGGGAGGTATACTGTGCCCACTAACCTCATGATATGTTCCCTGAATATGTTCTACTTTATTTCCATTACTACCATAAACGACATGGTTATTTGCCGAAGTTATGATTGTAAGATCTCTTCCATCATCAGTAGATTCTGGGCCAATTGGTCCAGCATGAATAAAACAATATGGATTGTTTGATATTGTAATGTCTGGTGCTCTATCTGCCATTATCTAAGTACACAATCTATAACTTTAATTAATTTATCTGAAGTTATGGCATCAATTTGTCCTTGACCAACTAATTCATCAACTGGTGTAAATTTAAGAACAGATCTAAATTTTGCCCCAACTCCTGTTCTACTATTTATCCTAATCACAGGAAGAACTAAAAATCCAACTCCTGGATTTACAATTTCAATTCCAACAATTTGACCTGTAGGTGTTAATTGTAAATTAAATTCTGCACCATTATTACCACCTTCTATTTCAACAGTATCATTTGGACTATAACCACTGCCAGTATTCAAAATCTTAATATCTTTAATTTGAGATACTGTGTTTTTATATGGAATAGGTAAGTTAACTGTTGTTGAAATTGGAGGTGTAGTTCCCCCACCAGGAATACGTGTTCCGGGATCAGAAGGATCAGAAGAAGGTGTACCATTTACTGAAGTATTATATTTGCCACCATTGATAAATCCAGGTGTGTTGTTGTTAGCATTAAAATTTCCTTGACCATTTTTAGTTACACCACCCGAAGATCCAGATCCTACTAAAGTATTGGAATTTATTAAATTATTGGGTAAAGATGTGTTTCCAGTTCCAACATTACCTATCGTTGTTCTTCCTGTACCAATCGGAGGAACAAAAAGTTGACTTGTAGATCCTATTCCAGCGATACTTGACAATGGAGGTAAAACTTCTATAGTTACACTACTAGTAACAGTATTATTTCCTATAGGTGCATTTTTATTAGTTGCAGTTAAAGTATAAGTGAAAAATGTACTAACACCGGAAAGATTTAAATTTTGAGGAACAACTAAAGATGCAGATCCATCTTCGGGGACATTATTATATCCAACAATATTCAACCCAACTTGATTAGCATCGGTAGTTTCCCATTCAAATTTATACACCTCTCCCTGATATAATTTTGTTGGTTTGACTGTAAATTTATCAATGGAAGGTTTATTGGAATTTGTTTGAGTAGGAGAGGTTGTTGCACTATTATTTAAATCTACTATTTCAACTTCCAAGTCTTGATATATCTCTATTGGAGCAGAATTTGCAATATTTTTTGTAGCTTTAAGTGTATATTTTTTCTTAGTTTTTTTACTTCCTGCAGGAAATAAAATATTTGAAGAATTAATGGATAAATTTGCTTTAGAAGAAATTGGAAGTTTATTGTATCCAGGTTCTTTTAAAATTGTAACATAATCGGCATTTTCAACTTCCCATGATAATGTCAATACATTGTTTATCTGAACTGGACTTGGAGATCCAGTAAAACTTTTTATAATTGGCGGTATAATACCAGAAGTTATATTATCAGTATATCCAATTCCAGGATTTATAATTATTATGTCTTTAACTTTTAAGTTTCCATTTTCATCTTCTTCCATTTCTGCATAAGCATGAGCATTTTTCCCACAATTTCCAGGATCAGCAATAGTAACAAAAGGAGTTGACTTATAACCTTTTCCATTGGATAAAAGATTTGCGCCTATAACTTGTCCTATCTCATTAACAACTGCATTTGCAACTGCTCCAGATCCACCACCACCAAAAATGGATACTTGAGGCAAACCACACTGGAAAGTTCCGCTATAACATCCCCCAGGAGAAACATATGAACCATCAGAGGGTCCAAAGAAATCATTCATCCATCCCGTAATTGTTTTATCTACAGATCCAGATAAATCAAAGTTTGCAAAATTATCAAATCCAGGACTTTTTAAACCGCCATCAAGAGATGCTGTAAATTCTTTTATTTCTGGACAATTTGGTCTGTCGCATAAAAATCCCTCAAATCCTAAAATAAAATCTATAGCTTCAAAAACAGAACCTGCAACTTTAGTAATTCCACCGAGAATATCATTTATTTGAGCAAATATTGGTTCTAATGCTTTATCTAAATCATTGGCTAATTTATTTAATAAAGCATTTAAAAAGTTTTCTGCTGCACATAAAGGAGTATTAATAACTTGCCCAACTAATGAGTATAAAAATTCGGCAACCATTTTGGCAAGACCGGCAATAATGTCTTCAAATTTGCAAAAAATTTGATCAATAACTTCTTTTAACAAACCACTTTTAATTTGCTTCATAAGTGGTGGTAAAACAGAATTCAGTAAATCTTCTATACCTCTTCTTATTTTATTTAAAATCCATTCGCGTATTCTTTGAATAAACGTTCTTAATCCTGCAGATATTGCTGATATAGTTTCTTTTATTTCTCCTTGTAAATTTTGAATAAAATTTAACGCTCCATTTACGTACTTATCATAATACTTTTGTACGCTTTTCAGAACAGCAAAAAACTTTTTAAGAGCTCTCCATATACCTCCCATCTTATCATCACCACAAGGATCTGCTTTTCCTATTGGAACAGCGCACATTTCCTCAAAAGTTTTTCCAGCAACAGTTCTAGCAACATAAATTCTATTATTTGCTAAAGTTTCTTGGGGTATTTTTGCACCACTACCATCTATTTTAATATCTTTCCAAGATTGACCTAAATCATCATTACAGGCGTCAGATACATTAGTTGTTGCCATATTTTTTTACTTTTCCTTTATTCCAAACTCTTTTTTTGTTGGTAATGTCGGTTTTGAGGATGAGGATCCTTTAGATAAAACATGATAAACTTGCGGTGTTACTGTTTTGTACCAGTTCAGTGTCCTTTTAAATTCAGAGCTTTTTTTAGATTCAACTTCTTTTCCAGTTATTTCATATGAAGGATCATTTCTGCCAAGGACTCCTAAAATCATGGGTCTTTTTGGAGGGTTTTCATCATCCAAAAATATGCCAAATACCCACTCTCCACCAGTGATTGCAACTGTTGTTTTATTTAGAGAACCGTGCGTTGATGGTCTTGCAATAATTGCCCATCTCAAATCATCATCAGCGCATAAACTTCCTTCTGCCGGATCATACCCAGTAATGCGAACTTTAACCCTATCTCCCCATCCGTTTGCATCTTCTTTATTAACAGTTTGCCCAAGTGCAACTTGTCCTAAAAACCAACGAGGAGGATTTTTTCCAAAAAAACCTGGATTAAACATTTAATTGAATATGCCTAATTATGTCTTAATGTATATAGTTGAGGATATACATTTAACCATATGTATCCTTAACTAAAGTAAGTGAAGTGTATGAATTTTTTGGATCAAAATCATGACACAAATGCATAATTAAATATTTTCCACTTTGAAAACGATCTATTGCACCAACAGATTTATTATCAGGAGTTACTTTATTAAATTCACATTCTATAACATCTCCAGCCTGTAATTCTGCATTACAAGGTATAATCATATTAACAACTTGTGCAGTTAATGTATTATATCTCATTCTAGATTGTGCTAAATGCAATCTAGGATCATTATTCAAATTTGTCGAGATGCCAACTTCCATATTTCCAGTATCAAATATGTAATTGTAAATTCTACTAAAAGAATCTTTGGCATCAAATTCAGAAGAATAATCTACATTTAAACCTAAAGGTACAATTCCACTACTAGTCAATGAAAGATATATTTCTTTATACTCAAATGTAAATGGATCAAAAAATATATTTTTAGTTTTATATACTCCATTTTTCAATGCAGTTAAAAGATTTTGATTTTTATCTATAGAGTATGAAATAATTCTAAAATCATTATCTTCATCAATACTAGATGTGGAAATTTCTTTATACACATATTTTCTAGGATATGGTTGTGCGGAAAATAAACTATCAATTGATCTAAAATTAAATCCAGTCCTAGTTTCCCAAAACAAAAATCCAGCAGAGCCTTCTACAGGAACTGCTTGGGGGCACAAAGATTTTATTAACGTAAATGGTGAAACTCCAGATCCTGGAAATGCACAAGAATTTTTTGTTTGTTCTATAGTTAATTTATTTAAAGGTATTTTTAATTCTTTTTCAAGGATTTCTTTTACGGAATTTGAAAGATTGTTATAATATTTTTTATAAACAGTTGTTGTTTCATTTGTGACAGCAAACTCTGATGTTAAAACTAACATCGTTGCATTTCTAAAACTTTCTTGTTTTCCTGCAGGTGGTGCAGCAATTATTGATAATGGATAAGATTTAAAATTTAATTCCCCAAGTTTTGGTTTTATTATAAACTCAAATTTTTCTTTGCCACTTGAAGTTATTGGTAAAGAATTTACAAGAGTTCCTCTTCTTTCTGTAGGATCAATTGCTTTGTCCGATTTTACAGAGTAACCCAAATCCGTGTATACTACATTAGCACTAATAAACGGAGATAATATACTTTCATAATAAGAAAACTTAACAACATCTAGTTTACTATCAGGATTTATAAAATCTACTCTAGTTCCCTCTCGTTGAACAACTAAATGTTGATAATTTGATGGACCTCTTGCTATATTTTTTACCATATTAACTCTCTAATATGTCTAGTGCTTGTGAAAGAAGTTTATTTGATCTAGGGGTAGACGAAGAAGTATTAGATCCTTGTTTGACTGCATAAGCAACAACTTCAGTATTATTAACAATGTATGGTTGTATACTGTTTATGTATACCACATCACGAGATTTGGAAGATTTTATTGAAGCAACATCAAAATTTTTAGCGGTTGTAGGAAAAAACGCTTGTGGTTGTGGTTTTATTTGTTGCTGAATTTGCATCAATTCAAGAGATTTATTATAGTCATCTATTAACCATTTGTTTTTCGCGTCAATTTTAATAATATCAGGAACTAATCCAGCATTTGTTTTCTTTACAAAAACAATTCCCATTCCAGGAAGATCTTGAACCATATACCTATTTCCATCTCTAGCAGCAAATTCAAAACCACCTTTAGGTACAGATCCTATTATAGGTTTTGATGTTTTATTGTCAATTTTATTGGATGTAGATACTTGAGTTTTTTGTACTTGATTTTTTCTGAGATCAAATACTGAATTCACATATCTAGCAGGATTGACATAAGCACCATTTACTATTCGTTCTAAATGTAAATGTGTATTATCATAATTTCCAGATCCTACAGTATTGGGAGGCCAATATTTAACTTTTGCAATAACTTGTCCTTGGTTAATATAACTTCCTTTTCTTAATCCAGGAGCAACAATAACATGTCCGTATACTACTTTTGTTTTATCTGCATGTTGAACATAAATTGCATCACCCCAATCACCAAATTTTGGTTCTATATGAACGATTGTTCCAGATTCAAATGCAGTAACTGGTGAATTTGCATCAACACCAATATCAATTCCCCTGTGATTTGGTCTATCAGTTGTTCTAAACCCACTAGTGAATTGTGGATTTCCTTGAGGAAGAACATATTTAAAAGATCCTGAAGTTGGTTTTACATCCAAAGATTTATATTTTTTAAGAGCAGATTGATATCTTTTTAAAAATCCTCTAGTGTGAACATTTTCTTGAGATCCTCCAGGAAGAGATGGCCACTGCCCAGTTAATCCTTGGGCAACTATCATTGGATCTTTTTGTAAATCTTTCACTATCCCATTTTGTCCTTTACCATAAGCAGCAACCGCTAATTTCCAAGCAGCTATATCTTGATTTTCTGGCGTAAATGCTTTTGCTGGTTTATACCGATCCCAAGTAGTAGATAGAAATTGATATCTACCAGCAGCATCACTTGTTCTTCCATCAGGAGTTGGTTCTGAAATTCTAGGGTGGTCTTTATATCCATTACTAAAAGTTTTACTTGGATACCGAGAATTGTACCCAGGAGCTTCAGCACCAGCAATAGCATCTAAAAGTGCTTTACCTTCTGGTGGGATATCAGCAGCAGATCCAGTAAATTGACCACCAAATCCTTCTGGACCATCCCCTCCTCCTCCACCTCCTCCACCACCTTCTTCATCTTTTACTTTAGTTTTTAAAATTTTAAGTTCGTTAAACTTTTTTAAAACCTCTTTAAATTTATTATTATTTTCATCACTCAATTTTGTATTTTCTTCTTCTACTAAAGTATTCTTTCTAAAAAACTCAAAATAATTTACTGCTTGATTTGCTTTTTTGCCTTTTGCACTTCCTCCAGGTTTAGCAAATGGTGTTGTAGTTTTAGTTGCAGATGGTTGAGTAGCAGTTCCTGCTGCAGTTTTTCTTGCTTGAGAAACTGTTCCACCCTTAGCAAAACCGTAAGGATTTTGTGAAGAAGGAGATGCAGTTGTAGGTAAAGTAAAAGGTGCTAACGGAGTTGAAGTTGGTGGAGGGGATTGTTGTGTTGCAGATGGAGACTGTGATGGAGATGTAGGTGGAATTGGTCCAGAACTTTGTGGCCTTGGTGGATTAAAAAATGACTTCCAAGATTTTGATAAGGATTCAATTCCATATTCTACACCATCATACAAACGTCCTAATTTATCAATTTCCGTTGATATGTTTTTTCTAGCAGATTTAATGACATCATAAGTACCACCAGCAAGTTTTGGAAAATTTTGAATTGCCCAAATAATAGCATTTAATCCTTTACCAATGATATCAATAGTAAATTTAATAGTATTTAAAATCCATGGATTATTTCCAAAGAATTTTTTTAACTTAGAAATAATTATTGGAAGATTATTAACCAATAAACCTAAAAATATTGTACCCAAAAAATCCATAATTTTGTCAAAAATACTTTTTGGTCCAGATAATATCGCAGAAGATACTTTTTTTAGGGGAGATGTAATTTTAGATTTGGCAGATTCTATGGACGTTTCTTTCTTTGATAAAAAAGATCTTTTTTCTTCTTGAGAATCAAATCTTTCTTTATCTAAACGTATTTTTTTTATTTTCTTATTATAAGAAAATAAAGAACTTTTTATTTTTGTAACAGTTAGTTTTAATTTTTTAGATTGAGTGTTAATCATCCTACAATACCTAAAGCAATTGCAGTTCTAGAAATATCATCAGAAAATGCAGGATTTACCGATGATACTGATGGAAGAGGAGTTGGATTTCCTTGAGGACCAGGAAGTGATTTGGTTTTAGGTTGGTTATTGATCACTTGTGCCGGTAAAGGCATATTAATAAAAGTTGTTTTTGGTGAAGCAGTTCCCAAATCTAAATTTGCGATATTCCATTTTTTAGTATTTTGTATAACTTGAGATAATGTATTATTAATTTTGGTTGAAGAAGACTCTCCCATACCAAATGTTTCTCTAGTTGGACGTAAGTATTCCTCTTGTGTGACTGGACGTCCAAACCCTTCATATTTTTCTTTTACTCTATTAACTTCTTCTATCGGTCTACCAACAGACCAATTTTTAGTCATTGTGGGACTAGGTTCTGGTGCGGATGACGCTACTGTTGGTGTTGGTGTTGGTGTTATAGATGATGCTGGTGCTGCTGGCGCTGGAGATGCCGCTGGTGCTGGAGATGCCGCTGGTGCTGGAGATGCCGCTGGTGCTGCTGCCGCTGGCGATGGCGATGCTGCTGGCGAAGAATGTGTAGAAGATTTTGGAATTTCAACACTTGATGAAGGACCACTAGAACTAGAACTTGGTGCAGTTTTTAAATATTTTAATTTTAAACGTCTTGCTTCTTCTTTTAAAGATTTATCATATTCATCAAGTATTTTTCCTTGTTCTAAAATATTTTCAGCATCTAGAGTATTGTTATTTTCTTGCCTTTTTATAGCCTCAACAAATGCTTGCCACATTTTCGCACCATTATTATTAACATCTTTCAATAAAGGTCTCCAACGTGTTGCTTCACTTGCACGAATAACTTCTTCATTTTCATCTAATCTAATTTGTTGTCCACCTCTAGTCATTGCAGGAACCATATCAGTTCCAGGTCGGTCGCCTTTACCTACAGTTCCTCCTAAAGAGAATCCAGAAGATTTCTCTATAGAACATGCCGTACATTTTTTCTTAGGTGGTTCTTTGATTGTTCCACCTTCTGCTTTTGTTGTAGCAGCACCAAGACCAATACCAAAAGATCCAGCACTACCAATCCCAAGTAAAGGAGCAAGTACTGATAATGCTGGTGCTGTCGCTGGAGTTGCAGCACCTCCAGTAGCGCCAGTTGCAACTACCAATCCAAGTGCAGCCAAACCAGCAGCTAGACTAACCCATCCAGCAGCTTGTTGTTTTGGAGTTAAATTGAGTGGATTTAAAGGATTTTTTTGAGTTGGTAGATTGCCAACAGGAGGTCTAGTAGGAGCACCAGGAGTAACTGGCGGAACACCAGGAATACCAATCGGAGGTAAAACAGTTCCTCCAGCAATACCTTTAATTGTGTTATAAATTCTAGGTTGAGAAGATAAGAAACCAGCAAAAGAAGTTACAACTGCAGGATTTCCAAAACAATTTAAAAATTGATTACAAATATTTCCTGGTCCTCCACCAGGTCCACCCCCAGGAGGTTTATTTTTTCTAAAAAGATCTATTAACTTCTTAAGAGATCTTGCTGCACCTACTACCTTAAGTATAACACCAAGAAGTTTAGCAGTTCCTAAAATAATTAATATTTCTTTCCAGTGATCTGCTAAGAAGTGGAAAAACTTCTTTAACTTTTCTCTATTTTCAGGTTTAGATAACCATATAAATGCATTATTAAGTATTAATCCAGTTAATATAATTTTAAAAAATTCAATTATTTTTTGAAAAATACTTTTAATTGGAGAAGTAACTTTATCAAAAGTTTTAGTAATTCCTTCACCTAATTTACCAGCACCTTCAAGAAATTTTTCTTTTCCTTCTGCTCTTGATCTGGATAATCTTTTTTTACGTTTTTCTAATTCTTTTTTTCTTTCATCAAGTCTAGAATTATAATCTAGTGCTAATTGCTTCTGTATTTCTAAAAGTATTTTATTAGTTTCAAATAAAGACTTATCTAATTCACTTTCACCTTTACCTAGATTTTCAGAGTCTTTACCACGAGGTAATAATCGTATAAACTTTTGTTGTATGCCTTCTTTAAAAACCTTTACAAAGTTTTCTTTTACAATTCTAATAATATTATTTTTTACTTCTGTCCTAATTAACTTCTCAATAACAGTTTCTTTTATGTTATTGAAAATCTCACTTCTTTCTGAAAATAAAGAAGTTAAAAATTCAGGTTTTGGTAAGTTAAGAACTGGTTTAATAAAACTGAAAGAAGTTTTTTTCAGTTCTATTTGAGGTCTAATCGCACTAGAAAAAACAGAAGACTTGATGTTTCTTCTGTTTATTTTTATTTTTTTGGGTATAGATGGTGCGCTATAACTTTGATTAATTTCCACTTTGCTGCTTTGCGTTTTCTTCTTCAATATACTGTTGAAGTAGTGTCACATATATGTCCCTTTCCCAAGGTTGCATATTTTCAATATCCCATAATGAATATTTATGATGCTGCATCAAAGCAAAATTTACTTTAAAATATGACTCAAGATTTGTATGAGCCATCATCAAGTGAAAAAACTTGCTAATCCCTCCAAAACAATTTCATTCTTAACACCAGTTTTTGGATTCTTGACCACGACAGTGTGAGAAAGTTTTGGCATTGTTGTAAAGAATTTCTCAATTTCTTTAAACTGCTTAGTATTCATTTGCTCAACAAATTCTTTAAGTTCTTCTTTTGAACAATCTGAAGCAGACCAACATTCTTCATTATTGTATACCATATCCACACAAGAAATAATCATAGAAAGAGATTTGTCAACATCAGTTTCATCTTCATTAAACTCAAAATTATTTTCTACAAATTGATCTAGAGATGGATATTTCATTTTCATAGATAAATTGTCATCAAGTTTAACAATATTTGTGTGCTCAGGATCTCTTTGTACTTTAATTAAATCAATATCAATAGATTCGTTAACTTGAGTTACACCATCATCTGGGCATGTTATCGTTACATCTACTGCTTCACCAATAGATTTTGCTCTAACATTTAAGAAAATATACTCAATATCAAAGGTTGAAAGATTTGATATTTTAATTCCTTTAGTTTGAATACATTCTTCTAAAATTTGAACAATGGCATTAGAAATCTGTTTCATGTCCTCAGATTCCAATGCCATTATAAGAATTTTCTCTTCTCTAACTAAAAATGGACGATATTTAATTTTTTTTCCTGTAGATGGTATTTCCAAATCATAAGTTGGAACAGAAATCTTTGGTAAAGGCATAATTTTTTAAAAAATTCAGTTGTGATTATTTATTAGTTGGGGGCACCGAATTTTTGTTTGGGTGCATAATCTCTATTATAGGTTGCAGAATCAACTGTAATTTGTGTATATTTTCCACCTATAATAAGATCTAAAGTATAAGTTCCATCAGAATTTGCATAAACTCCTTGAACAGTTTGTCCAACAGCTCTTTCCCTTCTCATAATATATCTGTCATAATTCATAGTAACTGTAACTTTCATTAAATCACCTTCTCCATAAGAAACTGGAATTGATGCCATAGATTTTGGGAAGGCATTAATAAGTTGATATGAAATATTTGCGGCTCCTGCAGACATCCAATTTTTTTCAAATTTTTTAATAAAAACTCCAGAATTTTTATAATAATCTGGATAATTAAATCTCCTGTAATAATTTCCAGACTGAATTATATTTTCATCATCTAATGGCAATTCACTACCTCCAGAGATGTAATCCATCCAGGCCTCGAAAAAACCTAGAACTTTATATTCTCTATCAATATAAAATGTAAAATCAACATCAGTATTAATTCTGGTATGTGCAAATTCTTGGCTTACTCCTATAAAATTATCTTTAACTTCTGAAGTTGCATATGTAGATGCTGGCAAAGACGCTTCAGAGCATAATAATCCCAACTCATTCTGAAAATCATTACTAAATCCAACTAAACCATACTTTTCATATCCGTATTTTGATATGTGATCCAAAAACGGAGATGTAAAATTTTTACCTGTATTATCACTTACCGTTCCCCAGCCAGGGGTTATAAACACTTGATATAAATTTGTTCTTGCCAAGTTTAAAAAACTTGGCAAAGTATTCATATGAACTTGACCAATATCTGGTACTTGTGCCATTTCTAAATATTTACAGCAATTCTATGTTATGAAATATTTAGATGTCATATAAAGGAAAATATAAACCATCATATCCACAAAAATACAAAGGAGATCCTACAAACATTATATACCGATCTCTTTGGGAAAGAAAGTTTATGGTCTATTGTGATAATAACAATAGAATTTTAGAATGGGGTTCTGAAGAAATTGCATTACCTTATCGGTCTCCTGTAGATAATAGAATTCATAGATATTTTCCAGATTTTTATATTAAGGTAAAAGAATCAAACGGAGAAATTAAAAAGTATCTAATTGAAATCAAACCACTAAAACAACTATCACCTCCACAAAAACCAAAACGTCAAACCAAGCAATATCTTTATGAAGCATACGAGTATGCAAAAAATCAAGCAAAATGGAAAGCTGCCAGAGAGTTTTGCGAAGATCGTCAGTGGCAGTTTAAAGTTATTACCGAAAAGGAATTAGATATCTAAAATGCCAAGAAAATCTATAAAGCAAAGGAAAAAAACAAATACAGATACTGATGATAAAGTTAATCGTCTTCGTGACATAACTAATAATTTAATTGGAACCGAAGATCCAGATGATTTGATGCTGGAAATTATAACTGCACTAACAGAAAGTGAAAAAGTTCCAAAAACTGGAAAATATTATGTTTTTGTATACAATCCAAAAACACCAAACATTCAATATGACCAAAATCCTTTAGTGGCAGTTACTGATGTTTTTCCTTGGGGATTTAGAGGGATCAATTTTCACTGGGGAGAAGTTAGACAGTATACCTGGGATGAAATTCCTGGTGGAATTTATGAAGTGTATCCATCAGAACTAAAAGATTTACAAACCATTCCATTTGGAAAATTTCGTCTAAATAATTAGAAAACGATAATGGCAGAAGTTTTACGTTACCCATACGAAGCCATAACAAAATCTACAGATTATCTTCAGATAACTATAAAAAATTACGAAGCGGGAGATATGCTGACCACACCATCAGCAGTGCCAACTAATGCTGCTGATGTGAGCACTA